CGGGAAGTTAACTGAAAAGTCGGAAGTAAATACCACTGGTGATATTGTAATCAAATTAATAAAAGGTGGAAGTTCAAAGTGAGATAATATACGGTGATGTTTTTGATCAAACATTGAATGCTTATGAACAAGGCAAGAAAGTTATTATTCATAAGGGCGGGACAGGATCAGGCAAGACAGAGGACATAATTATTTTCTTACTATTTATTATTGCCTTAAAACAATCAAACGAAATCATAACGATAGTATCTGAATCAAGACCTCATTTGGATATTGGCGCAATTCGTATTCTAAAGAAATATATTCTCAAAGCCGGATTAAATGAACAGGCAAAATTCAATGATACGTCAGGCAGGTGTGTATTCAGTAACGGATCTATAATAGAGTTTTTCTCAGCAGACAGGATAGAGAAGGCTCTGGGTGCAAGACGTGGATGGTTATTCGGTAATGAAATAAACTCACTCAAAGAGGAGGTATGGGATGAACTTGCACGGAGAAGTAAGTATATAATTGCAGACTTTAACCCGACAACTCAGTTTTGGTTAGAGGACTGGATGCAGAATTACAACGATATAGAGATTATTAAATCTAACTATTTAAGCAATCCTAATTTGCCTGAATATGAAATTGAAAGGATTAAAAAAAGGGCAGAAAGGGACGCTAATTTCAAGAGGATTCACATAGATTGTGAATATGGCGGACTGGAAGGATTGATTTATCCGAATTGGAAATATGGCGAATTTGATAACTCGTTACCTTTTGCTTTTGGTTTAGACTTTGGTTTTCACCCAGATCCGGATGCGATGATCAAGGTCGCTATTAACAGAAAAACAAAGCAGATATTTCTTCAAGAATGTTTTTATAATACTAATCAGCTTGTTTCAGACTTAAGATTAAATGTTTCCAGGCACGCTAAACAGCATGAGCTTATAATTGCTGATTCAGCATCACCGAGAATGATAACAGAATTAAGAAATCAATTTAATGTTAAGCCTGTTAAGAAATTTTCTGGCAGCAAAATTGAAGGTATAAGAATAATGCAGGACTTTGAATTGATAGTTACAAAAGAAAGTACTAACTTGGTTAAAGAATTAAGAAATTATATTTGGAATGATAAACGAGCAGGTATCCCAATAGACGCATTCGATCACCTCTTGGATGCAGCTCAATATGTGATCAGAACTCTTTCAATAGATAAAGGCAGGCAGGTATGGCGAACATCAAACGTATAGATAAATTAAGGTTATTTGACATGATTAAATATCCTGAGTTATATTCAGGATTGGCAGATGGATTAATTGACTTGCCTTTGCCGGATAAGTTAAAGATTAAAAAGATATTAACAATACCATTAAACCGGGAACAGCTTGCTGAAAATATCTGTTATGGTCAAAGACTATATTTAGCCAGGGAGGAGTTAAATGACTTCGGGATAATTATTCGATTAGTGGGAGGTTATTTTTATCCTGAAATAACAGGGTTGAAATTTAATGAGGCTAATATATTTGGAATTGTAAAAAATATTGTAACTTGCCTTGCAAAAGACATATACCCGGTTGCTTTACACTTAGTTAAATTAATAAGTGAGTTAATAGCAAACGAACAAAAGGTGCTATATAAAGAGCCGACAAAGTTAGAGTTGGCAGCAGGGATTGAAAAATTGAACGCTTATAGTGAGTTAAATACTCTTGATTTTTTGAGCAATGTAATGAGATGCACACCAGAAGAAGTGATGTTAACTCCTTACAATGAATGTTTAGTCAGATTGATGAACGCAAAGGAAATGAATGAATACCAGGAACGATATTTTAAATTACAAATGGAAGAATCACAACTTAAAACCAAAAAAAGATGAAAAAAGTATTTTATGTGGAAAACCATTATAAATATAATGGAGTACATAATCGAAGTACAGGACACTTAATTGAAGCAGAAACAGAAGAAAAAGCAAAAGAATTCGTTAAAAATAATTTAGCTAAATTTCCTATACGATCTCAAGAGGTTCGTCTTGCTGATGAACGGCAAATAGAAAATAGAAAAAAAGGAATTGGAGGAATTATTCATAAACCTTAAATAATAAATATAAGATGATAGCAGAAGTAAAAAAAACAGGAATGATCATGCTAATTTCCCAGGATGAAACTGAAAGAAACATCTTACAGCAATTTGTAAAAAGCATGGCTGCCGACAGTGCAGGCTTTATGGATTGCTGTAGGAGAAAAAACTGTGAATTTGAACTTAAATTAAAGGAATGATTGCTTCAACACTTAAAGATGTATTGACTGATTCAGGCTGTACGTATGTGCTTTATGAATCCGATAAGCTGGCTAATCTTGTAACCGATGAAGGTACTCAGGATGATATTATCGGATTGATCATTCAGCCGAACAGTGTTAATCTTGTGGTAAGGGCTAATGCTATTCTTGAACAGTATCCGCCTTATTATATCGAAGTGATGAAGCAAGTTAGGTTAGAGGATGCAGCCGACAATAACGAGATAGTATTACAGGAGCTATTGGATATCTGCAAGCAGATAATTGTAAGGTTAATTGATTTGCAGCTATTCAGAACGATTATGCCTTTGAGGGTAGATAAGATTTTGGAAAATAAATATGATGCAAATGTTATCGGATGGTCAATGCCTTTAGATTTAACATATCTTTTAAATGAAAACAGGGAGCCTTGTAAATGATACCTGATTTGAAACCGGAGCTTAATAATCTTATCACTGAGATAAGTAAAAAGAATATGTATTCAGGTAACAAGATACCTGATTCGATTATGAAATTATTCGAGGTTGAGGAAACGGATTCAAGCATAGGGATATTAGTCCCATTTTGGTTACCTGTTTTGCAGAAAGGGCGGGGACCGAGAAAGAACAATAAAAGTTCAGGATTGGTAAATAGGATTTTCGCCTGGATGCAAAAACGGAATATGTTCAAGAGTAAAACGCCGGAAGGGAAGATGAGTGAAGCGAAAGGGTTAACATGGTATATTAATAAATACGGGAATAAGCAATTTAGAAACAAGGTATTTGTTGATATTTACGAACAAGAGAGAAAGAAAACTATTGAAGAAATTAACAAAAAATATTCTGATACGATAAGTAAAATCACAATGGAGGTAATCTAATGGCTACATATACGTTAATATCAACCCCTGCTTGTTTTACCCTTACCAGTCCGGCAGGGGTTTTTCGCTGGGTGGCTACTGAAAGCGCAAATATATTTAGATTATTACGCCAAGATTGGATAATCAGCTCCCAATCTAATGCAGGCGGTTATCTTCAAATCGTGACAGAAGGTGTGTTTACTGGAAATGAAGGTGACAGTATCCAAGTTTATAACGAAACAACAGGAGAGATATTATCGGGAGAAATAACAGCGGTAGCGGGGAACACTATCACAACAGATATAACCTGGGTATCCGGAACTGTAATTACGTATCTAAATGACAACACTATTTACCAGGGATTTTATTTTGAAGGAAGATTAAGAATTAATGGGATACTTGAAGACTTAACTATCTACGCATCAACCGATAGATTTGGATATGCGGATATTGATGTATCTGGTTTGCTAAGAATCAAAACATCAAAGACGAAGATAGGGGATTATACCTCGAATCTTACAGCGGAAACAACGAAGTCGGGATGCTTTTCTTTTGAATATCGCCCATGTTGGTACGGTAGTGAGGAAGAATGGATACCAGAAGGAGGATCGATTTCCCCTCCATCGGATGAGATACTTTGGTATTACGTCGAAGCAGTTAGATCAGCAGAACAGGGATCAAATTTACAGGAATATGTTGCAGATGAAAATAGTGATGTTCCTTTTTTTAATCAATTTGAAAGACCTACATATTTTTATGGACTTCCTTTTGATATTTCATTTATACTTCCGAAACTCGAAGATACTTCACCAGCGACTCAGCTAACTATCACTAAGAAAATATATAACTCATTGAATGTTCAGTTAGGAAGTGATATAGTTACAAATATAGATATAGCAGATTTAAGCGGATATTTAAACTCATTGAACATTGACGTATCTGAAATACCGGAAGGGGCTGCATATATGAAAGTAACCGTAACTATACCGTAATGGATGCTTGTTTATACCCGAAAAAAGATTTATTCATCCGGATAAATTTACAATGTCCATATGCAGGGTATTATCTCAGGTGGTATTATAACGGTTGGCATTACTGGCATTTCCGTCCGGGGCAGCAAAATATAATCACGGAAGGGGAAAATTACAGGACACTTGGGAAAAAGAAAATCACTCTCGGAACGGGGAATATTAATTATCAGCAAGTAACAGCTATTCGAAGTTTACTGCTTACAAACGAAATTCAGGTTTACACAGAATCAGGATGGGTTAATGTGTTTATTGATCCCTCATCATTGGTTGTTTATGACAACAAAATTAACGGTTTTGAAGTTGAATTAAGTATCACAATAGGAAGTAAGGAGATAAGTTATTTCAGTTATAGTCCAGTAGAATATATCCCTATTGTACCTCCTTCTGAGGATACGGATATATGTGAAATAGTTATAGGTAGCCAAATCTGGATGTGCAAGAATTACGATGCTGTTATCCCGGGATCAAAAGTTTACAACAATATTGAAGCAAATAGAGATATTTACGGAGGGTTATATACGTGGGATCAGGTGATGACACCCGGATTCTGCCCCCCTGGATGGAAAGTGCCGACAGAGGCGGAGTGGAATATTTTATTAAACTATCTCTCAGGTTCAGCGGTAGCTGGCGGTCATCTAAAGGAAATAGGCACAGATCACTGGGATGCGCCAAATACAGGGGCGGATAATTCGAGTGGATTCGCTGCAAGGGGAGCCGGATATTGGAATTATCTTTTTAATTCATTTGCACAATTAAAAAAAGAAGCTACGTTTTGGACGCAAACTGAAAAATCAGCAACAAATGCAGCGACAGCCAGATTAATATTTGATGATGAATATGTGGGTATGTACAGCTCATATAAGGGATACGGGTTTTCGGTTAGATTATTGAAAACTGAAATATTATATGCTGATTGGTTTTTACCTTCTAAGGATGAGTTAAACCAAATGTATATTAATTTACATTTAGAAGGGCTTGGTGGATTTAGTAATTTTAGTTATTGGAGTTCAAGTGAATTTATTTTTGCTATTGCATGGTCACAAAATTTTACAGATGGGACACAGAATAGCGATGAAGATAAATCAGGTACATTAAAAGTTAGAGCATGTCGCTCATTTACAGGTGAAATAGGGGAATATTCATTAAGAGACACTGGTCCTGCCGGAGGATTTATTTTTTATATTAGTGGAACAACTTATTATGAGGCAGCACCAGAAGATTTATCAAATTCAGCATGGTCAAATATTCATGATATTGCAATAGGAACTACCGGCACAGCAATAGGAACAGGCAAACAAAATACCTTAGATATAATTGCACAAGCCGGACATATGGACAGTGCAGCAAAATTATGTAATGATCTGGAAATATATGTATGAGATTATAAAAATATCACTAATAGCGTTCATATTTACTGAAATGACACACGAAGGAATGATATTTCATTTTTATAAACTTTGGCTTTTAAAGTTACCGGAATATATTGCGTTTCCTTTAGGATTGTGTTATATGTGTTTTGTCGGTCAGGTATGTTTATGGTATTACTTAATTTTTCATTTCAGAGATTATAATTTAATTGATCATTTGTTTTTTGTTTCAGCGGGGATAATGCTGTCAGTAATATACAAGATATTTTTCAATTATGCAGATAGGTGAAATACATATCCCGATTAACTATTGCTCTGACGTAGGAATTTATCTCAGGTGGTATTACAATGGTTGGCATTATTGGCTGTTCTCGAATAATTATCAAATATCATTGAATACTGAAAGTAAGGATATAATTACAAGTCAGCTATTCTCAAGAATATCAAAGATTGAAAGGTTAACGGGATTAAAAGCAGAATATTCATATATTGTAAGCATAGAGGGTATCCCGTCTTATCAAATACCGGGATTTGTTGGTTTATTACTTGCAGAACACGTAGAACAGTATGACAATG